TTAATTCTATGACTTTTACGCTGACTCCAAATCTTTGTTTTTTTATGGTATAATCTTATTACTATGACTATGTGTGGACCAGAAATCTTTGGAGCAGATCCAGCCAGAATTAAATGGCAAATCGTTAGAGGAGATACCTCTCCGCTTCGTGTTGAATTTTTACAAGACGACGAAGTAACATATTTTGATATTTCTAGTTGGACTTTTGAGGCTACTTCTTATGATCCTCAGTCTGATTTTCTTGATTCCCTGGAAGTTTCACGTGGAACAGGATATGTTGATATTATGGCTCCTGCATCTATTACTGAAAACTGGGGGACTGGATTTAAATCAGTTGTAACAGAACTAACATTTGATTTACAAGTAACTATTGACGGAGAAACAATCTGGACACCTTTGATTGGAACTATCTCTGTACTTGGAGATATTACAGGTAGCCTATAATGGCAGTAGTAAAAGTTACAACTCCTAGACCTGAGTTGCCACCTGTAATTAGAATTAAAAACAAAACTTTTAAAGTAAATAAATAAATCCGTGAGATAATGCTGTTATGGCCTCTTCTAAATCTATGGACTTTCCAAGCGGAAGAAAATCTTCTTACGCAGCACAGGTAGAACAACTTCAAGCAACAACTAGTGCAGAAAACAACTCAGTTTTTATTCCTCTTCCAGGCCCAGAGGGTCCAAGGGGAGCAAATGGATTGCAAGGTCTTACTGGGCCAGCAGGTCCTATGGGACCACAAGGCCCAAAAGGTAATGATGGAGCATCTTCAGTATCTGCATCTGGACAACAGTCAGGATGGGCTAGTTATCATTCAGGAGTAGGCAAAGAAATTAGACTTGGTGCTGGATATGGTGTTGACGGTTGGGTAGATGTATTTTTGTCAAACCAAAAAGAATCAGACGAAACCTTTTTACCAAAGAAATGCACAAGCCTTTGGAATCAAGAGTCTAGAAGGTTAAACTTCTTAGGACTTAATGTTGGTGCCCAAGTATTTGTAACATACAACTTTGAATTGACTACATTCCAGACTGGAACAGAACTATGGGCAAGAACATACTCCTCAAAATCAAAACAAAATATTTGTCAATTTTTGGGATCATTTAAATATCAAACCACCTACCCTATGTCTGTAACCCAGCAAATATTTATAGAGGATAAATGGTCTTGGAGCGAGGGAGCAATTCCTCAGTTCAGAACTGATTACGAGTCATCAGTTATTCTCAATTCTATTTACGTGGGCGTGGTATAATAAAGTTATGGCATTTCCAGGAGAATTAAACTTAACATACTATCAGGGTGATACACAGGATTTTTCTATCTACCCAAAACAAAGCGATGGATCTGCCTTTATTATGACTGGATATACAATTAAGTTTTCAATTTCAACTGAACGAGGCCCTTCTGGATCAACTCCAGTAGAATGCTACGCCGTAATAAGTTCTGACGATCCTACAAAAGCAGTTTGTGCTATTAGACCAGCAGACGGTGCTCAACTTACTGCAGGAGTTCAATATGTTTACGATATTGAAATTAAAAAAACTGCTACGCCATATCCACTTGTATATACAATACTTACTGGAACAGTTACCGTTACAGCAGATGTAACTAGAGCGGTCTAATCATGACCGAAATTTATTCTACAGATCAAATAACTGTTTTAGGTGGCCCATCAAAAATATCAATTGATCTTGACATTGGTCCAACAGGCAAAAGAGGAAGTTACTGGTTTATTGGGGATGGAAATCCAAACTTAGCAACGATAGGCCAAACACCAAACCTTTTAGACATGTATATCAACATAGATCCACAAGACGAAGACTATCTATCCCTTTACCAGTATCAGAATTCTGATGGAACAAATAGTTGGAGCAAACTTTTAAACATTGTCCCAAACCTTGCAAGCAAAAGTGTTAACTCTGACTTTATAAGTGGTAATGCTCAGATTCTTATACCACTGATAAGTATTGTCCCAGAAGACCTTGTAGCAACAATCACTATTGATAAACTTAATATTCAAAAATCTATAGTAAACAATTTGCCAATTATCGTTACCCTCAAATCTTTAGAAATAATTACAGACAATCAGGTGAGAGCGCTCAAAATTGTGGTAAACGCAATTGAGTTAGTTTCATCTGCGTGGGTAGAAGTGGTCGGAGATAAAGTAGTAGATCTACTTATTTCTGTGGTATAATTTTGGGGGAGATGAATAATGGCAGATAATATCAATCTTAATGGACCCTATGACACAAAGGTTCCTTCTTACAATGAGTCTGCAGATATTCAGCAAGCATTAAAGTTATTCCTATATGGAACTACAACTCTACCTTCAAATCAGTCAGAAATTTTGTCAAACTCATTGGCAGGTCATTTAAAAGTAATAGAGGCAGACATTGATGTTATTAATAATCGTGGTCTTGGGTCAAGCGTTTCAACAACTCAACCAACTGGTGTTGGAAATGGGTATGTATGGCTAGACTCTGATTCTGGAGTTTCAGCGTCCGTACAATACTCCGAATCCTATTATGCTGGTGCAGCACCACAATCTCCAACAACAGGAACTTTATGGGTTGACTCTAATTCATCCCCATTGGTTATGTATGTTTGGTCTGGAACTGCATGGAGAGCGATAGGTGCATAATGGCTAAAAAAGAAATCACTATTGATCAAGAATTTAAAGAAAATGCTATAGCAAAATTTATAGCACTTGGATTTACAGAAGCAGAATTAAGAGCATTGGGGATAACTTCAGATGGCAACAATTAATAGTGACGGAAAAAATGCTTATGTATATAACGCATCTGATGACACCTGGTATTCTATCGGTGGAGCAGTAAATACAAATCAGCAATACACCTGGTCAGCAGATCAAACATTTACCGCAGTAACAACATTTGAAAATGTAATTAAAGCAAAGGGTGGAATTAACAATTTTCAAAACGCAACAGCAAGAGATGCGGTTTTAACATCTCCAGTTGCAGGATTAGTTTGTTTTGTAAGACAAGAAAATGACGGAAGTGTAATTGATCAAGTTCAATACTATTCTGGGTCAGAGTGGAGATATGTAAATGACTCTGCGACTTTTGTTACAAAGACATCTGCATACACTGTTGTAAAGTCAGATGCAGGCAAAACTATCTCAGTAGAATCTGCTTCAGATGTTGTTATTACTATTCCGCTAAACAGTACAACCCCATTTACAGTAGGGCAAAAAATTGAGTTTATAAGATATGGAGCAGGGGCAGTTTCTTTTGCAGGTGCTACAGTTGGTGTAACTATTTATAGCAAAAATTCAAACAAGAAGATATCCTCTAGGTACTCTGGTGCAGTTCTTACAAAAGTTGACACAAACACTTGGCTACTTCTTGGTGATCTGACGGCCTAGGTTAAAGATGCTAAATTTTGGTTTTTGGTCATCTTTAAAAGGTATGGTAAAGGTACCTAGTCTTTCTGGTTTGACTAGAACTACAGCAACACAGTCAATTACAGACAGTGGTCTTGTTGCAGTAGAAACTGGATCTACAACTACAGCAGATGACACTTTAAATCAAAAAATTGCATCACAAACACCAGCACTTGATACCCTTGTTGATTATGAAACAAATGTTTCTTACACATATTATCTTTTTTCATTTACCCCGTATTCATTTACACCTGTATATTCCTTTACACCAGTTCCTGTATATTCATTTACACCAGAGACATACTCATTTACACCTGTATATTCATTTACACCAGAGACATACTCATTTACACCAGTTGCAGAACAAACTGGAGTTTGGTATACACACTGTTCTAATCCAGCAACAGGAGGAGATGGTAGCGCAGTTGGTCCATTCTTCTGGGCTAACAAGACTTGTGCTCAAGTTCAACAAACACTTACTCAGACTGGGGAGTTGGGTATAGGAAACAACTTTAATTGTGCAGTAGGACCAGAGGCTGGCCCATCACCAATTGCTGCAGCAAACTGTACTCCCGCATATTCATTTACGCCATATTCATTTACTCCGTATTCCTTTACTCCAGTTGCCGTAGTTTCTGGTGTTTGGTATGCATACTGTGCTTCATCAGGTTCAGGTGGCGGTTCACAAGGACCATTCTTCTGGGCTAACAAAACTTGTTCTCAAGTTCAACAAACACTTACTCAGACTGGGGAGTTGGGATCTAACTTTAATTGTGCAGTAGGAACAGAAGGAGGGACTCCATCAGTATCAGCACCATCTTGTGGTGCTCCATATTCATTTACACCTGTATATTCATTTACTCCGTATTCATTTACGCCAGTATATTCATTTACCCCATATTCATTTACACCTGTATATTCATTTACTCCGTATTCATTTACGCCAGTATATTCCTTTACACCATATGCATTTACCCCTGTATATTCATTTACACCAGTTCCTGCGTACTCTTTTGTTCCACTTACAATATGTATTGACGAAGATACACTTGTTCAGACGGTTGGCTATGAAAACTCTATTGAATTTAAAGCAGCAAAAGACATTGTTCTTGGAGATAAAATTTGGTCTATTACTTGGGACGGATTGCTTGACGATTTGCAAGATCCAGGAGCATCAACAGTCTACCCAGAAAATCTTGAAAATGTTAAGAGAGTACAATCAGAAATTGTACAGATTAGTCCATCTACAAAAGGAACAACGCTATACTTTAATGGTGATTCCACAAAGAGATTTACTCCAGAAGAGAAGGTTCTTATTAAGCGTGGGTATTCCCACATATTCGTAGAGGCAAAAACAGTAACATCCTCAGACTTTATATTTGAGGCAACAGATTCTGGAATGGTGGCAGCCCCAGTAACTGGAATTGACTATATTGAAGAAACAAGAAATGTCTTTAAGTTTAACGCATTCCCTGTAGACACAATTATTGCAGGAAATATGGTAGTCCACAACTCAAAAGTCTAGTTATGATAGAATTGTAGTATGGAAGAAAATTTAGACGAAAATTTATGGAGCAAGTTTAGAAAAAACATGGGAGAGGTTAAGCCATGGGATATCATCCTTCCTTCAAATAGAACATCGGAAGATATTGCTTTTGATAGGCTAGACATCTGTAACTCTTGCCCAGAACTAATAAAACTAACATCAACATGCAAAAAATGTGGATGCTTTATGAAGATAAAAACACACTTAAAGCAAGCAGAATGCCCACTCAAAAAATGGTAAAAAAATAAGGGCCCAATTGAGGACCCCTATCTTTTTATGTATTACTTAGGAAATTTATTCATCCACATTCTGGTCTTAGGCGTAATGCCTTTCCAAGAAGACCAATCTTCTCCCCCATTTGTCATATAGAATACGATTTCTGCATTCTTGACGGGATTGAATAGTTCAGCATTAGAGTCAAGATCAAACTTAGTTCTACGATCAGGACCAAGTGTATCAATCATATTAATTTGAAACATACCATAAGATGAGTCACCAGTCTTGTGGTTGCCGTTAAAAGCCAGTGGTCGCCCATTAGACTCTTTCTTAGCCACTGCCCAAGCAACAACAAGGTCTTTACCCTTGAAGCCTACTAGCGAAAGCAGTTCTTTAAGTTCTAAATCAGTTAGAGAAACCTTATTCTCAAAACTCTCTAGTTTTTTTGCCTTAGAAACCAAAAAAACCTCTTTCGAGGCAGTTTCCAATGTCTGAGCCTGTATCAGGCTAAGATTGTTCTTTGTATCAAGATCTGAAATAGCATTAGCAGAGTTTGACAAAACCGTTACTAGTGCTACGATACTGAGTGTGCTAATGATCTCTTTGTTTCTTTCGATAAATTTAATCATAGTTTCCTCCTTAGAAAACAATAACACCTTGGTAGGTGTCTACACCTAGTATAACACAAAATTTTACTAAAAGTCAAGTTTAGAAGGTGGTATAATAAATATACTATGGCTACAGGAAATACTAATGATGCGCTCTTTCAATTACCATACCCGCTTGCAAATGACCCAGTAAATGTCCACGAGGATATTGAATCACTTGTAAATAGATTAATGGTTATATTACCACCACTTGGTTTATCTCAATTTCAACTTGGAATTTTAAATAATAGTGGAGAAAATCTACCTGCAGGAACACCAGTATATGCAACTGGATATACTACAAAAACTACAATTGCGAAAGCCTTGCCTTCAACTCAAGATCCAATTCTTGGACTACTAAAAACTCCCGTTCCAAACGGCTCTGATGGAATTGCAGTTGTTGCAGGAGTTATGGATAACATAAATACTTCTGGTTTTGCCAATGGCGATGTTCTTTATGTTGGAGAAAGTGGCGGTTTGTCAAATCAGCAATACGGTGGTGCAGTTGGAGTTGTTGCACATGCATCTAGTACAGGAATTATTATCGTTGAAGCAAAAGGTAACGGTACTTGGGGAGCATTAAAGAGCGGTTTGGCATAATGCAAAAAACAGCATTGGTCCTTGGTGCTGGTGGATTCATTGGAAGCCACATGGTAAAAAGATTAAAGTCAGAAGGATATTGGGTTAGAGGTGTTGACTTAAAGCACCCAGACTTTTCAGAATCAGAAGCAGATGAATTTATTGAAAGAGATTTATCGGTATACGACAATGTTGAAAAAGTAATTCAGTTTAAAGGATACCAGGGAAACTTTTATCACAACATCCCATACAGAATGATAACTTCATTTGATGAGATATATCAATTTGCTGCTGATATGGGTGGTGCTGGATATATCTTTACTGGCGACAATGATTCTCAGATTATGGAAAACTCTGCACTAATAAACCTTAATCTTTTAAGAGCCCAGTCTAGACTTAATGAAAAATATGATATTAATAAAACCAAGATATTTTATTCAAGTTCTGCTTGTATGTATCCTGACTATAAGCAGTTGGATGTTAATAATCCTGGACTTAAAGAGTCTGATGCATACCCTGCAGATCCTGACAGTGAGTATGGTTGGGAAAAACTATTTAGTGAAAGAATGTTTTTGGCTTTTAATAGAAACAATAAGATCCCAGTAGCCATTGCCAGATACCATAATATTTATGGACCAGAAGGAACTTGGGATGGTGGAAAAGAAAAGGCTCCTGCTGCAATGTGTCGAAAAGTTATACAGGCAGATGGCTTTATAGAAATTTGGGGGGATGGAGAACAAACCCGTTCATTCCTATATATAGACGAATGTATAGAAGCAACAAGAAGGCTTATGGAGTCAGACTTTACTGGACCAGTCAATATTGGCTCTGAAGAAATAGTTACTATTAATCAGTTGGTAGATATTGCTTGTGGTGTTGAGGGCAAGGTTTTAAGCAAGATGCATATACCTGGTCCTTTGGGAGTTAGGGGCAGAAACTCTAATAACGACTTGGTCAGAGAAAAGTTAAACTGGGATTAT